TGGTTAATCTCTTCTTTCAATAGCCGTATGAATTCTCGGACGTCTTTTTCTTTAAGATAATTAAACTTTTCTTCAAATAATATCATTGGAGACATCTTCTCGCTTAAATTAAATTCTTTCATTTTTCATTAACTCCATCCCACATCTACAACAAAAGATTCTACTTGCACAACCTTCTTGTTTTTCATAATTTTCATAACAATCTTCACAAACTGAGCCTTCTGGTGCATCTTTATGAACGTGTTCACACATATTGTTTTCCATGTTTCACTTCATCTGATTTAGTTTTCCAACATCTTGGGCAGATCCACTTCTCATCTGGCCATAACCAGATCAAGCCTTTCTTCTTCCTAGTCTCTTTCTCACATTTAACCCCACAAAATTCACAAGTATCTCCATCTATGATTTCAACTTCTGTCCTACCTAGCTTCTCTCTAATCGCTCTTTCTGTTATATTAGATATGTTTAGGAATCTATCTTGAGCTTGTTTAATTAGATCGTGCTCTACTGATATTGTTGTTCTTGATTTAGCCATGCATATAAGATGCATACATACTATTTAAATGTTTACCTTTTTGTTCACTAAGGTTTAAAAAGGTAAAACCCCCCCCTTAGCAAACCCCCCCCTAGTACAGCAATGCATACGTATGCATTGTTCCCTAACACCCCCAGAACTAGATCAACCTCTACACGTCCACTTTATGAGGTAGTTTAATTAAGTAGTCGTTTTATTTAAAGACTTCTGATTACTAGAGAGTAGTGCTTATTTCTTTAGTACTTGTAAGGCTCGCTCCGCTCGCAGATAGAAAGTATTATATAGTTTGGATGCCTTGAATCGCCACAGCGATTCAGTTACACACTACACAATTCTTTTACACACTACACTGCGCTCCCCTTACAAGCGTATTATTCGGTATACCGAATAACTCTACACACCGTACGCCGTCGTCCCCCCCCGTCCGTACGTGGTTAACCTCTATTTCCAGTGGAACTATTGTGTATACTTAGGTTACCTTAGTGCACACCACGATGCGGTTCAAGAGCGCCTCAGCGCGAATAGAAGAACCCCCGACGTTCAAACTCTTACATACCAGAAATGCCGCACCCCCCAGACATTTTCCACAAATTATATAAAGTCTTTTTTCTTTTTTTAAAATATGGAAAAAGATGACACAGATGAGGACCTCGACATCGAGATCCACTCCAAAGAATGGGTGTTATGGAATGACCAGCTAAAGCAAACAGAGAAGATAATCGAGGCGCTAGAGAAGGACTTGACCGTAAGCAAGGCGCTTAAGAAGCTTTATCAACAGAAGGTCAGAGAACTCGATGAAGAATGAAACTAAGTAAGGAATTAAGTGAAGATATTGCAAAGTTTATCATAGAGAATCCTGAAATGGCTCAAGACTTGATTAACGTAGCTAATATCACTAATGTTAAAGTAACAGAGGAAGAATGAAACCAGATAAGTGGCAAGAGGAGATCTTAGAGTATGATGGGAACATACTTCTAAACACAGGTAGGCAAGTTGGCAAAACAACAGTATTCGCAGAAAAAGCAGCTAGATACATGTTAGATAGAAAAGGTAGTCACATCATAGTAGTATCATTAACGGAAGACCAAGCACAGCTGATTATCATTATGACACTAACAGCGCTAGAGACGCTTGATAAGGCTAAAATAGCTAAAGGCAAGAAGAAGCCCACTAAGAACCGAATCCAGCTAAAGAATGGCTCACAGATATTAGCAAGGCCAGTAGGCAATACAGGAGACGCAGTTAGAGGTTTCACAGCAGACGTGCTAATAGTTGATGAAGCAAGTAGAATGCCAGAAGATATGTGGACTGCAGCAAAGCCAACTTTAGCAACTACAGGTGGGCAGATCTGGATGTGTTCCACTCCGTTCGGTAAGCAAGGATATTTCTACGAATGTTGGCTAAACAAGAACAATCGCTACAAGGTTTGGCATGTTAACACTTGGGACGTTTATCACGAACGTCCGATTCATGATGATTGGACTCCGCAGAAGAGAAAGCAAGCAATTGAGTTCATAGAGCAAGAGAAGAAGGATATGAGCGCGCTTCAGTTCGCTCAAGAGTATATGGGTCAGTTCGTGGATGACTTACGTCAGTTCTTTGATGATTCTTTGATAGTAAGAGCTCAGACGCTTAAGAGACCCAACGGGATTGCTCATAGTCAGACACACGCGTTAGGAGTAGATATTGCAAGAATGGGAGACGACGAAAGTACTTTTGAGATTCTTAAGAAGAATAGAAGTGGGTTCTTGACACACGTAGAGTCTCAGATTAGTAAGAAGACGAGACTAACAGATACAGCCAAGCATATCATTCAATTGAACGATCAATACGACTTTCAGAAGATATATCTAGACGATGAAGGAATAGGAGTCGGAGTATTAGATATGTTAATAGATGAAGAAACAACAAGACGTAAGACAGTTGCACTAAGGAATTCTAAGAAGGTTACAGACTATCACAAGCACATTTGGGGCAAGTCAGAAGCAGCAGGAAAAGAACGAATGTTAAAGGTTGATTTGTACTATAATTTGTTAAGATTGCTAGAACAAGGAAAGATACATTTGCTCGATGACCCAGAAGTATTCCAGTCTCTGAAGTCGATACAATACGAGTATACCGAGGATAAAAAGGGTAAACCATTCCTTAAAATCTTCGGAAATTACTCTCATATCTGCGAAGGACTGGTAAGAGCGGCATGGATAGCAAAAGAGAAAAACTTAAGTATTCCAATAAGTTACTTATAACATGGCTTTTACACTATGCACAAGCGGAGACGCGAAGAACAAGGCTGGAGCTAACGTTAATACGACTGTTACAGCAAGCGGAGCAATGCTAGATTCATGGAGCGAAGAAGCAGAAAGTATGGCAAGCTCAATAGCACGTTACGACGTTGTAACTAACTTCGGAAGCCTAACAGCAGAAGGTAAAGAGATATTCAAAGACTTCACAAGTTCACACATTGCACAGAAGATTATCAACTATGAACCAGAAGCAATAGGTACAAATACAGCAACACTCCGACTTAATATTCTTGAAAACAATATCGCAACTATTAAAGGTTTAATTAAAGAAGATAAGAACAAGACGTATCTTAATATAACATAATGGCAAAGCTTTTACCTCAGAACTTCCCCCCTCAAGCACCTAACGCAGTTGCAACTTTCGATTTCTTTGATATTGCAAGCGGAGTTGGGTTTAAGAGGTTCGGTGGAGCAACAACGTTCGCAGATGGGACTGAGAGTTTCATATTAACTACAAATGACCCTTTATCTCATAACATCATAACATCAGGTGCAAAGTTAACTGCAGACGGAGAGCAAGCGAGAGTAGTGCAGGAAGACTTTGAGGTAACCTTCAACAATCCTTTAACTCTGAAAGGTACAGCATATCTTAACATCACAATAGGTGCAATATGTATAGATGCCTTTGCAGGTAATAAGATATGGATAAGTGGAGCTCAGTTAATCAAATCAGGAGCTTCAAGTACTTCCAATATTACAGCTAAGGTCTCAGGTGCAGTGTATAACTTTCTTTCAACAAGTACAGAGAGTGTAACACAACTAATACCTCTAGTGGTTACAAGTAGAACCCATATAGCAGCAGGTGAGACAGTAAGACTTAACCTAGACTTGTGGGGTTATAACGCAACTGGTGATGTAAGCCATGCAGGATGGGGTAATGACCCAGGAGCACGAGCAGATCCAGATGATAAGACTGTAGTATCAACCGACACAACTAAAATGGACTTATATCTACCTTTTGATATAAACGTGGGACAATAATGGCAGAACTAGACATAAACGCAACAACAACACCAACTAAGATAGCTGATGAACAGATAGACAGAGTCAGCCCTGATATGACTTTTAATGATAGAGAAGGAACGTGGAATAACACAGATTTCACTAAGTTCTTTGGAGATTACAAAGAAGTTGCTAAAATCAAGACTGCAATCAACACTTTTGCCACTTGGGTACTCGGAAAGGGCTTTACAACTGATAATGGGACTCAAGTTATCTTAGATGGTATCACAGGATGGGGTGAAGACACATTTCAGTCAATATTATGGAATATGATAGTAATTAAGAAGGTAAATGGAGATGCATACGCTCAAATCATCAGAAATCCGGAAACAGGTACTCTTCTTAACATAAAACCTCTAAATCCTGAGTTAATGACCCATGTAGTTAATAAACAGAACATGATAATCAGATATGAGTACAGAGTAAGGGGTAAACCCATCAAATTCAAGCCTGAAGAGATACTTCACCTTGTAAATGACCGTGTAGCTAATGAGATACACGGAGTTAGTGCTGTAGAGGCAGTTCAGTGGAATATTGAGGCTACAGAGGAAGCTAAGAAGTCACACAGGAAGATGGTTAAGAGAAACGGGGTTATACGTGTAATAGAGGTAGATACAGATGATTCAGTTAAGCTAAAGAACCTAAAAGCACAGTGGAAAGACGCAATAGAGAAAGGAGACGTTCTAATAATCCCTAAAGGAGTAGCAGAAGCTAAGGACTGGCATGGAACTCTAGACACAAACGGAGTAGTTACATGGCTAAGGTACTTAGATGATGATTTCTATATGAGTATAGGAGTACCTAGAGTAATACTCGGAGGTGAAACTGGGGCTACAGAGGCGGGGGCTAAGGTAAGTTATCTTGTCTTTGAGCCTCAGTATACACGGGAGACTACAGAGCTAGAAGCAGACTTATGGAATCAGTTAGCCATAAGGATAACATTTAACAAGCCTACAAGCATGTTAGACAACATGGCTGAGAGCGAGGCAGCTAATACCGGGCAGGTTGGCTTTCAGCCTAATGATGTTACAGCAGGGAGTGGAGAAGCATGAAACCAGTTGATTGGAGAATAGCAGTAGTAGCAATAGCAGGACTAGTAGTTATAGAGTGTATGGCTATGGCTTATGGCGTTAATGGAACACTAAGGACCGCGATAGTGGGGGCTATTTGTGTACTTGCTGGACTTTCAGTAAAAAACCCTTTCAAATAAAATGGTAAAAAAAGACAAAAAGAAGAAACCTTTACAAGAGATACTAGCTCCGCCTGCATTTCCTTTCCAAGCTCCACCTATCCCACCGGGAACTGGAGATAGTAATATCTCTTCTCAAGAGAATATCACTCCTGAAGCAACAACAGAAGAACAGAGAAGAAGAGCAGGACAAAGCTTTATAGGAGCAAGAGAAAGAGCAGCATCTTTGAGAGGTTTAGAAGGTAGAAGAGGACAAGAGACAGCAGCAGCCACATTAGTAGGAGAAGGTGGTCAGGTGTTAGTAGGAGACGTACAACGTAGGAAGGAAGAGACTATAGAAGAATTAGAAGAAGCAGGTGGTTTTGAACAAGTAGAACCCACAAGACCAGATTTACAGCCTATTGACACAGGTAACCCTTTTGAGGATCTACCTCTTATAGGACCAGCAGGTTCAGCACAAACAAACACTATTGCAGCTGTATTTGGAAGACCGGGACAGGGATTTGAAACACCTAAAAATATGGCTACAGCAAGAGAAATAGCTCTAGCAGAAATAAGAGAGGCTGCTTTCCAAGAAGGAGTATCAGCAGCTGAGGCTTTTGGTGCTACAGTTGAGAGCGTCCCGATAATAGGTAAGTTTGCAGCAAAATGGGTTGGAGACATAATAGAAGCACCTTCTTCTAATGCTGATCAAGTCTTTGAAGATATTAAGAGTTTAGGAGAACAGAGTACAAACAGTCAAGAGAAGACTAGAGCAGGGATAATGACTTCATCTCATGCTTTAGAAGTATCAAGGCAAATGGAAGAACAGGTAGCAGCTTTAGAAGGGAGATTAAAGATACTTATCCAAACGTCAGCTAGGCTCAGGAGTAATACAGACTTAATAAACAAGATGCAAACTAAGATATTAGATGTTAAGATAAGGATTAACAATTTCAAAACTGTAGCTCAGAGAACATTAGCAGCTGAGTTAGCAGGAGAGAGAATAGTTGCTCCTGATGAGCTCTTATTAACAGAACTTAGGAATGCTCGTAAGAAATAGAAAAATATATAAAGTATGCATATCTTATTCTAACATGCCTGAAGAGGAAAAGAAGGAAGAAGTGAAAGAAGAACCCAAAGAAGAGGTTAAAGAAGAAGTTAAGGAAGAAGATAAGAAGTTATCTCTAGTGGATGAGGCTAAGGAAGCAGCTAAGCAATTAAACGAACTTAACATGAAAGCAGCTGAGACTATACAAAAGCTTCAAGAACTCAAATCTCAAGAGATACTTGGCGGAGCTGTAGATGAAGCAGGTCTACAGAAGAAACCTGAAGTTAGTGAGGTTGACTACGCCAAAGCAGCTATGGAAGGTAAGATCTTAGATGGCTGAGTATTGGTACGCAGCAACTGGACCTTACCACTGGCTTAAACTTCACGAGACACACATGCAAGGCCAGAGCTTTTTCATAAAAGGAATAGCTCCAAACGGTAAAGAATTCTCACAAGAGATGAAAGGTATTCTAGAACCTGTAATGTTATATCGTTTCATAGTTCCAAAGGAAGCGATGCCTATGGTGATCAACACCTTAGGAGATAGTACTAAGAAAACTCCTAATGGATTAGGAATGCAATCTTGGGCTTTAAGAAAAGCTCTTAATCTTGAAAAGATACCTAAAACAGAACCCACAGATGTGAAGCTTCCTGTAAGTTTAGACCATATGCAGATTGTTCCTATTGGAATGAAAGAAGACCCAGAGAGAATAATGGGAGCTACTGGGGTTAAGCAAGAAGCACTATGATACCACTAATGTCGACGGAGTTAGCTTTGAATGTTCTAGTTTACATGGCTGCTGTCGGGTTAATTATTAAGTTTCTACAGGTTTTTGTCTTTGATGCAATTTAGCCACTACAAACGAAACATTTAAATAGATGTAGTGTATAAGTTTTTCATGGCAGACGAACCTATTTTACAAGTTAGGATAGAGGACCCTCTACCTTTCACTGTTGCTGATGCTAATTTCATAGCTAAAGGAACTGTATGTGCTCTTGATGACCCTCGTACTGCAACAAGTGGTGCAGGTAATGGTGGTGTTCTAGCAGGTATTGCAGCTAGAGATAAGATTGCTTCTGATGGAAGAACCGAATTAGCTTTCTTCCGTAGAGGATGGTTTGATATGTTATGTTCTGGAGCTGTTACTACAGGAGACACTTTACAAGCATATAACAATGAAGTACAAGTTGCAGGATTAGACCTTAGTGGTGCTTCAATCATAGGTACAGCTTTACAAGACGGAGCTGATAATGAGAGAATTCTAGTAGATGTAAATATACAACCAGGATTTAACACAGATTAAAATGGCTTCTAAAATAGAACAGCAAGATATTCGTGGATTAGACATAGACAAAGTTGTAAAAGGCTTTGGAAAGTTCATGTATGTGTTTAAGAGTGATTGTACAATAAGCACATCAAACGGAGACAGTACAAGATGGTACTCACGTACTGCTACTGACTTAACACCTACTAGTCCTATGAGGAATGCTAACGTAGCAGCACTAGCTAAGCCTTTAACTATGGAACAAGAGTGGACACGTAACACATTCTACTCTAGAAAGTACATGGCTGAATGTTTTATTAGTGATGAAGACATTAGAACAGCAGATATTGACGTATTTGCAGGACAGCTACAAGCTCTTACTAGAGCTATTACAAAACAAGTAGACTCACGTATCTTTGACGTAGTAACTAAAGACCTATCACCTGCTAATGCAGCAGCTACAGATATTAATGTTATAACTACAAGTGGAGCATGGTCTAGTTCAGCAGGAGACCCAATCTCAGACTTACTTAACGCACAGAGAGTTATCTGGACTTCTGGTGGATATGATGCAAGAGGAGCTACAGTATGGCTATCACCTCTAGATTACCAGAGATTACTAGTGTGGGTTATTAATGCTAAAGGTTCAAGTATACCAAACTTCTCAAGTGAGAAGGTAGAAAGTGGGGTTATTACAACCTTCCTCGGATTTAATCTTAAGGTTAGTGAGAACGTTACTGCGGATTACGCAGTAATGATTATCCCTAAACTAGCTTGTACTTGGAAGACAGCTGTAGGATTAACTTCTGCAGTAGATGATGAGAGCGGACTAGGTAAAAGGATAAGAGTATGGGAAGATGGGGAAGCTGTGTTAACTGACCCTAAAGCTGTATGCTTAATTTCTAACACACAATAATGATGACAGACGAAACAACTGAACCTGAAGCAGTAGAAGAAACTACCGAAGAAGTAGTGGAAGCTCCTGCTGAAGAAGAAGCAAAAGAGGAATAAACCTATGGGAAGCAACGAAGCTCCTGTACCTGTATTTAATGCTAAAGAAGTAGTAGCGGATGCTGTAAATGTTGCCGAAGTTAGTGGAATGGCTGGAACAGGTGCAAATTGGACATGTAGAGGAGATATGACTATTACAGATGGAAAATATATTACTCTAGGTTCTGACACAGATGACGCTCCTTCAGCAGAAGGACGTTTAAAGGTAAGCGGCGGTAAGATTTGGTTTGATACAGGGAGCGCGTGGGAAATCGTGACTTCTGCTGCGTAGATAATTATTTAAACTTCTTATACATCTATTTTTTATGAGTAATTACGGACGAACGACTGGTACAGGTGGACCTCACTCTGCAGCTATCACTAATGATGATGAGTTCACACTAGACTTACCAGAGGAAGTGAACCAAGAACTGGAAGACGCAAGTATAAGAAATCAGATGGATCAGAGGGCTTACTGATGGGTGGGAAAGGAAGTGGTCGTAGACCTGACCCTGTGAAGAAGCTTCTAGGATTTAACCAACCTGCAAAGACTGATGGTTTAGCAGACGTGTACATCCCTAACTACTCAGGTATGAAGACTGGGTTGAAGAAGATTGAAGAAGATGACCCATGGGTGACTGACCACTCAGAGCTGACTAATCTCAATTGGGCTGCAGCAGGGCACACGATTGATACTGATTTTGATTTGAATGGAAATCTTATCAAATCTTCTATTTCTATAAAACAATACCCAAGTGGTAGCTCATCAGAATATTTTAGGACATACTCAGACGGCTCTAGTATATTTATAGACGCAGTTAATAGTAGCGGGGGTATGGGGTGTGGAAATACCTTTTTCCCAAGTGCTACAAACGCTAAGGACTTAGGCTCATCATCTCTGAAATGGAAAGACCTGTATTTGAGTGGGGATGCTAACATAGGAACGGACGCTAACATTACTGGAGATTGTTACATTACAGACGTAAAGCTAGAAGACACAGGGGATAATTTAAAGATAACCCCCGACCCAGCAAAGACTACAACTTATTGGAATATTGAGGCAGACGAATTCATAGCTTCGACATGGTGGGTTCCCACAATGAGCGGAAGTGACAGCCTTTTTGGAAATATCTTAGCCATCAAAGATAGATTATATATTGTTAATAACACAACCCCTCAACTTTTCTTTTCCAATAGAGCACTCTCAGCGACGGCAAGAATAGAATATAATGCTGCAGCAGATAGATTAGATTTTATGCTGGCAACCTCTTATAAATTTGATAATGAGATAACTGTAGCAGACAATATTCATATTCAATGTGGAACCACTGTAACAGACATGGAGCTTTATAGTGATGGGACAAATGGGATTATAGATGTGGCTACGGCTATGAGATTAGGGAATAACGTCACAAATTATACAGAAGTGAGTAGTACAGGAGATATTGTGATGGTGGGTAGTGCAGGACTACCTTATGGAGAAATCTCCGCAACAGACAACTCAACTGCTACAACAATTAGTGTAGCTGGAACTGCTGTACAGGTAACTATCTTTGATACAGATGGACCTAGTAATAACACAACCCCTGACCACACTAACGACCATATCACAATCACTAAGGCAGGGCATTACCTTACAACTGTAACAGCTACAGTGAACTCTATTGCTGGAGCAGGAAGTAGAATGGAATTAACTTTAAGAAAGAATAACGGAGCTACAACTCTTTTTCATGTTCACAGAACTGTCTCTGGTGGTGGGAGTGAGAGTGCAAGTGTAAGTATATCTCAGATAGGAGATTTTGCAGTTAATGATACAATAGAAGTTTGGATTGAAAATGAGACTAACACTCAGAACTATGTAGTAGAAGATATCCATCTGCAAGTAGTTCAAGTAGGGGGGACATAATGGATTTAAAAAAAATAGACGCTGATACAGTAGAGATAACATCTAAGGGAACTATGAAGAGACAGCTAATAGAAAGAGGGAAAGCCGACCTGACTGCTAAGATTGCAGAGTTACAGGCTAAACTCGCCGATGTTGACGAGATGCTGGGCGTCTTAAATGCAACCGCAAAATAGAAGAGACCAAATCTCTGAGATTGAAAGGAAACTTAACTACTTGCTAGACCATCCTGAGTTACAGCGACGGTATCCAGTAAGATACGAGCAAGTCTATGACAGGTTAGTAGATAGGTGGTGTGAACTGCATAGAACTAAAACAATACATTTAAATACTCCTTAATATTCTATAATATTAATCTAGAAGGGGAGTTTTGCACTAATCTCTCCCCTTCCATTGTAAGGGGGTTCAAAATATGCAAGCCAAAAACGGTTCAATAATCATTACTATTATTGTAGTTGCTTTACTATCTGTCTTTGCTATCATGTACTCGATGCCTGATACGCCAGAGCCACAGGTAATAGATGTACCTACTGCTGCTGAGATTGCTGCTGCCATCAACATTTCTCCAACAGCTCCTAGTAATGGACAGCTCCAAGAGATATGGGATGAGATTTATTCTACTGAAGTTGCTCGTTTAGAGAGAGATGCAATAAGAGAGTGTGAAAACGAGTTCGACTGGGATGATGTAGAAGACTTATTCCCTGATGATACAGACGTAAGATTTGAAGACTTCGATGACGACAACCAAGACATTGTAATTAATGACTTAGGTCTAGACGACGAAGATGATAGATCTGTATCAATATCTGGATACTTCACTGTAACTTATTTACCTGAAGAAGGTCCGCAAACAAGAATTGCTGACAAGGTATACGGTAACTGTGATGTTACTTCGGATGACGGAGACTTAGAAGCTGACTTAAGTCTAGCTTTATAAGAAGATATAAAAACTTGATACAATTGGTTATTATGAGGGGGGCATTCTGACAATAGAAACCTTAACATTTCACCCGCTCCCCTCAAAATTTTTTAAAATGACACAATATGAGAAAGGCGTACGACTAGAAAGAGAGGTGGTTAATTTATTTAAGAAGCATGGATTCAAAGCTGCACGCACAGCTGGTTCACATTCACCTTACGATGTTATAATCTGGAAAGAAACTGAAAAATATAAAAAAATATGTTTTGTTGCGTTCGTTCAGTGCAAAGTTAGGAAGCAATCTCAGTGATTACTAAACTATCCACCATCGCATTGGTGCTTGGATTTCTAACCTTGATCTTATCAAAGACAAGCTTCTTGCCTATGATGTCTTTAGGTGCAGATATTCCGTTGTTTCTCAAGAAGTTCTGATTTGTCTTATTCAGCTCTAACTTCCACGTTTTATCTCTGTATTCGACCTGTACAGCTAATCTAGCTCTACCATCATCAAATGCTGCGTCTATGCTGACTGGTACTAACGTAACTGGAAATTCTTCTATTAAATCAGCTTTGAGATACTCTCCTGCAAAATCCACCCAATTATCCATGTTTGGTTGTGTTTCTGTCATTTTTACCCCCTTTCAATCCTCTTAAATCTAAAAATTTACATAATTTGCATTTTTCCCCTGCCTCTTCACAAAAACACATTTCTTCTTTCAGTAATTTAATAAACTTTCTAGTTCCCTCTAAACCTACTGCTTCCGACAACCATTCATCTGGTTTGTATACTTCTTTACCTAAATGCCACGTCATCTTAATCCTTTGCTCCTTCTTTCAACCAACATTTATTACAAAGTCTCATTCCTTGTGTGTTAAGAATACCACAGTTCTCACAAGCTTTCTTATCGGAAGTCTCAATATTGTCTGGATAATAGAGATGGTCACAATGTCCAGTGGGGTTTCTAATCTTCTTTAACCCCCCACATTTTGAACAAATCTCATCTTGAGTTTGAGTGTCCGCAGAGGGATTTGAACCCTCGTTTGCGTACTCAACAGACTTACGTTCCTGTGAGCTTTCGGAATTCTCCGAACTGTGTTTGACCAGACTCACACTATGCGGACTATGAGCGAGTTCTGAACCTGCGAGTTTGTCTATTACAAAATCAATCCAACCCTCATCTGTTGGACTTAATGAAACTCTTTGGTTAATCTCTTCTTTCAATCGCCGTATGAATTCTCGGACGTCTTTTTCTTTAAGATAATTAAACTTTTCTTCAAATAATATCATTGGAGACATCTTCTCGCTTAAATTAAATTCTTTCATTTTTCATTAACTCCATCCCACATCTA